CAGAGTCATCCATGCGTTTTTGTACGGTTCTGCCATCTCGGGAACCAACAGCACTGGCGCCCTCGGATGAGGCCAGCATAGACCTGAGAGCGGAGTCACCTACACTAAGCCACGCCCCTACACCTACACCGCCCGAGGAAGATGGGCTTGAACCTGGCGGCACAACCTTCCCGGGAGGTGGGAATAGACCATCCCAGCGATAATACTCATTGTCAGTAGTATCTTTGATAATCTGATTAGGTAGCGTCAGCGTCGCACCAGCCTGGAAGGAGCCCATTTTGATGTAGCCAAATGCAGCTATCGCCGCTTTCGCCATTGACTCCAGCCCATACCAGGTATGTCGCGACTTGCCAAAGCGATCCTGCCAGATGGCAGCTGTAATGCTGTTAATGGCAGTATCGAAATTCTGGGAGTTATCGATCAAATCATACGGGCTGGTAGATCCCAGCGGATTCATCGTTGCGTGTTTGGTCATGCTCGCTCCGGGCATAAAAAAACCCGCCGAAGCGGGTTAGTAATTTTTTGAGGGTTATGCGACATCGCCGGGATAGCTGGCGTCGTCGTACTGATACTTGCCGGGGTGATACTGGATTGCTGTTACCTGGCTGATCCCGTCGTTGCCCGGAGTTATTTCCCCGATCAGTGCGTCATACGGGACACGGACTGACGAACAGAACAGCAGGCGCGGCGGCTCGATGTATGGATCGTTCATCGCCCACAATTCCGGCTCCAGCGCTGCGCTGTAAGGCACCGATATGGTGTAATCGTCGATGCGTGTCGGCACTACCATTGCTGATGCACGGCCGTCCTGATGCCGGATAATCACGCGTGGGTTCTGGAACGACCAGTCCGGCGGCTCACTGAGTGTCAGGGTGATTTTGCTGCTGTCATACTTCATATCGGTAATCAGGCAGCTCAGTTGCTGACCGCCAGGGATATCGTCGGCCATAACAATACGATCCATGAACTCGTAGCAGAGCGCATCCATCTCTGTTGAAGTGGTGTGCTGCAGGCGCTGCAGTTGATAGCCCAGCAACCGGCGCATGCCGATGCGATAAGCACGGTCCTCATCCAGCACACCGTCCAGCGTGTAGCTCTCAATTTTCACCGGGGTCGGGTTCCCAGGCAGACGACACTGCACGGTTTCCTCTGCCCAGGTTGTACCGTTGATATAGGTCACGTCCACGCCGTCGTAATCGTCCTGTGAGGGGGCTTTAAACGCGGTCTGCAGTTCCTCAGTAGTTTCCTGCGGGGTGATCATGCCGACCCAGGGCTTAACCCCTTCCCTGCCGGCAGAGGCCAGCCCATCAGACAACAGGAAGTACCCCATCCCGGCGTTGGTGATTTTCTGAAGCACTTCGAGCGCTGACTTGCTCTCGCCGCTGGCCCAGTCAAACTTCTCACCGCGGGGCGTCCAGTAAGTTTGTTCCAGTGCGTTAATCGCTGCTGTGTCAATCTGGCTGGCCGTGAACCCCAGGGATTCCAGGACGTGGTAAAGCGCGCCGCTAATGCTCCGCGCCGTCCTCCCGCCACTGTAAAGCCGGGTTGGCGTGACGCTTATCCGGCGATCGGACATGGCGGCCAGGCGGTTCCCCGTGCGTACGGTCAGTGCCATGGTGGTGACGCCCTCGTACTTCACGGGACGTTTGCTCAGCCGTGAGCGCAGCGCCTGCCAGAACACCTGGTCACGCGTGCTGCCGCCCTTGACCGGTTCGGTGCGGCGCATGCGGATCTCATACTGCCCGGGAGGCACGTTGTAGCGGTGCGTGAAGCCAATCTGGTTTTCGGTGCTGCGTGAATAGAACGGAGACTGCTGCTGCCAGGCGGTGGTGCCCACCTTGCGATACTGGATCACCAGGCGTACCGGCATGGAGCGCTTGTTTCCTTTATCGGTGTAACGCACCAGGCCGCTCTGGAAGTTGATATTCACCTCGAAGGCGTCCAGTGTTTCGCCATCCGGGCAGGCGAGGAACGGGCCAACCCATTCGTAGTCATCGCTGACACCCGTCACGGTGGCATCCAGTAACGTGCGCTCGGTGAATCCAGGCCAGGATGGGTCAGGCGTCGTAATGGTCTCACCTGCCGGGCCAGTGGTGACCGTTATCCGCTCAACCGTGACCGTCTGGCTGTCGATAGTCGTTATGCGGAACTGATTTCCTGCCAGTCCCAGAGAGAAGCGCTGTATGCCTTCCGGCAGTCCGGTGAATGGCGTGCCAGCAGCGCTGTTGTAGGCCAGAGTGATGTGCGCCCTGACTTCCGCCGTGCCGCCCGCTGACTTCACGCCTGTCGTATTAACAGGGGCATCCCCAAACGCAGACGCGGGTAACGGGCTGTTCGTGATGGATCCGCCTGCGAAAGGGCTGCTGGCTTCACC